ATTCAATTAAGCCCTCAAGTGTATTGTCATTGTGCTTTGGATCAACAATGTATTGTTCAACGTCTATGTTAAAGCCATTGCTGACTGATGAGCCGACAAAGCCTTTACCAATGATACCTAACTTCATACAGTATCCTTTAATTTTTCTATCAGATAGAGGTCTTCGTACTTAGCCTCACCAACATATGTTGGAGCATCCTTTAAGGCTTTGTCTACTGCCATTTTAATATCCCATAACCGTTTTTTCATATCTGAACCTGTATATCCGTCATTGCGAGGATTGTTCATTTCATATGCCAATTCCCATATAATATGTTCTGCTTTTTCACTGTGCGGTATAATCATTTCTCTCCTAATCTATACTAATATTTAATGTGATTATTGTGGTAGGATAAATTTCTACTGATAAATACTAGTATGAGAGCAATAGACTTTATCACAGAATCACCACTGAAAGACTTAGAGAACAGACTTCCTAAGATTAAAAGTGACCAGTATGACGTTGACGAAAAGGGTAAAATCTATCGTAACGCCAGGCAAGCCAGCAAGACCGCACATAAAGCAAGAGAACAATTAACTGCATCTGATCAAATGTTTGACGATGGACTAAACATCGAGCAAGAAGCACAGAAAGGTGCTGAGTGGATGGGCAAACGTCTAAAGATCGAAAACATGCCTAAGATTGTAGTAAGTTATGACACAGAAGAAGCACAAGACGGTCATCACACAGGCAAACACGAAGTAGGCTCTGATGAGATTTGGGTCTATGGTAATAGAAACTTAGTTGATATTCTCAGAACAGTATTCCACGAATTAGTTCACATTCGTCAAGGAGAAAAAGACTTAATTGAGCCAGGTAGTAGTTATCCTGGATCACCAATTGAAGCGGCCGCTGATATGGTTGCTGGAAAGTATATTAAAATATATGGCGAACAAAATAACCACATTTTTCAGTAGATTCACCGAACATCCCCACTCTCTCGGAGAATCTTACTCTACCCATTTACTGTGTGCCTTGTCCTACGGTGTCCGTATGATATTCACTGGATTTGCAGTCATTATCCATGCCGTTTTTCCTTTTGTATTCAAAACCTCAGGAAGCAAACTAGCCAAATCTATCTGCGAAGACATCGACAACAGAAACGGGTAAAATCACCCAAAATAAAGATTGACTCCTACTCCTAACTGCTGTATACTAAGCAGACAAAACATTAATTCTATAGGAGAAATAAATGACGACTGGCAACGCAAAATACTTTAACCCAGAACAGGTTAACAAACTGAAGCAACTGATCAACGAAGGCATGGCTGTTATGCAAGAAGTTGAGACACTTAATGGTGGACTTAGTGATACTGTTAAGGCAATCGCAGAAGAATTAGAGATCAAGGCTTCTATTCTAAAGAAAGCGATCAGAATTGCTCACAAAAGCAAATTAACCGACACAAATGCTGACCACGAGCAACTAAACGATATCTTGGAGACGGTCGGCAGAACTATTTAATGCCGAGACTAGTTACTTTTGGATGTTCATTTACATACGGTCACGGGTTACCTGATTGTCATGTAGAACCTGATCTTCCAGGCGATTCACCTAGTAAACATGCATGGCCCAATCTATTAGCAAAAAAGTTGGGCTATGATTGTTTAAACCTATCTGTTTGTGGATCAGGTAATTATCAAATATTACTAGATATCTTACGAACAGACTTTAAACCAGACGATGTAGTTGTAATAGGATATTCGTATTTTACACGTTTTAATTATTATCAAATGATTGATAAAATTGGTGAAGGTATTTCTGCACCATCTGTGCCTGCAGAACACAAAAGAATGTTACTTAATGACTTAAATGTCAAGTATTATGATGAAAAAGTATATTGGTCCAATTGGTTAGCAATACAACACGCAGAACTATTGTTAAACTCTAAAAATATAAAGAATTATAGTTTTCTTAATATACCAGGCGGTGCCATAGAAAACAAACCTGATTTGATAGAATTGGATAATTTTCTTAACACTATACGAGTGATAATCAAGGATAAAGCATTGGACAAAAAACATCCAGGAATAGAGAGTCACCGGTTGCAATCAGAACAACTTTATAGTATAATAGCACTATGAGTTACGTTGATGCAGTAAATGACAAAAGTAACGACAAGATTCATGTAGTAGAGCGAAACCCTGATGGTGAACGAGAGTTCAAAGAGTATCCCATAAATCACATTATGTATTTTGAGGATAACAAGGGCAAGTCGCATAGTATCTACGGTGATCGAGTTAGTCGTTTCTCTACTTTTAAGAAGGCAGAGTTCGAGCGGGAAAAACGAATGCATTCAGATAAGAAATTATTTGAAAGCGACATCAATCCTGTCTTTCGATGTCTAAGTGAGAACTACTTAAAGGTAGATGCTCCGAAACTGCACACATGCTTCTTCGATATTGAAGTAGACTTTGATCCAGCAAAAGGATTCTCTCCTCCGAGTGATCCTTTTAATCCAGTAACTGCTGTCAGTCTATACTTAGACTGGCTCGATCAACTGATATGCTTGGCTGTTCCTCCCTCTCATATGACATATGAGACTGCACAGGAGGCTATCAAAGACTTCCCAGATACTTTATTGTTTAGAACAGAGAAAGAGTTGTTCGATGTGTTCTTTTCGTTAATAGAAGATGCTGATGTAATGTCAGGCTGGAACTCAGAAGGATACGATATCCCATATATGGTAAATCGTGTTACACGTGTGATGTCAAAAGATGACACTCGTAGATTCTGTCTGCTAGGTCAGTATCCGAAGAAGAGAACATATGAACGATTCGGCAAAGAAGAAGAAACATTTGACTTAGTAGGTCGCATTCATTTAGATTATCTTCAACTCTACAAGAAGTATAACTACGAATCTCGTCACAGTTATAAACTAGATGCGATTGCTGAGTTAGAATTAGGTGAGAAGAAGACTGAGTACGAAGGTTCACTTGATCAGTTATACAACAAAGACTTTAAGAAGTTCATTGAGTATAACAGACAGGATACAATGCTACTCAAAAAACTTGATGACAAGTTACAGTTCATGGAACTTGCTAATCAAATGGCACATGAGAATACTGTATTGCTTCCGACTGTGATGGGTTCTGTGGCCATGATTGAAATGGCTATTATGAACGAAGCACATGAACGTGGATTCGTTGTGCCTGATAAAAAACGTAAGAGCCGAGATGATAATGGACAAGGTCAAGCGGCTGGCGCATATGTTGCGACTCCTAAGAAAGGATTGCATGACTGGATAGGCTCTATCGATATCAACTCGCTGTATCCTTCAGTGATACGAGCATTGAACATGGCGCCTGAAACGATTGTGGGTCAAGTTAGACACACTCTCACTGAACAGTACATGGAAGAAAAGGGACTAGGTTTAGCAAAACAGAAATCTCGTTACAAGAAAGGTGATGCGTCAGTAGAAGGTCCTGTCTTATGGGAAGGACTGTTCGGTTCACTTGAGTACACTGCGATTCAGAATCAGGAACGTGGCACAATGCTAACGATTGATTATGAAGATGGGCGTTCAGAAGACATGAGTGCGGCGCAGATATGGAAGATGATTTATGATTCTAACAATCCTTTTATTCTTAGTGCTAACGGTACAATCTTTAGATCAGACACAGAGGGAGTGATTCCTGGACTGTTGTCTAAATGGTATTCTGATCGTAAGATTATGCAGGCTAAACTCAGAGAGTCTACCACAAAGAAAGACATTGACTATTGGGATAAGAGACAGTTAGTTCGTAAGATTCTACTTAACTCAGCATATGGAGCACTTCTTAATGAGCATTGTCGATTCTATGATAAGCGTATCGGACAATCTGTTACATTGACAGGACGAAGTGTGACAAAGCACATGTCTGCTTATGTCAATGAGATAATGACTGGGGTATATGATCATGCTGGCGACTCAATGATTTATGGTGATACTGACTCTTGTTATTTCTCTGCATGGCCTATGTTGAAAGATGATCTGAAAAACGTAGACACTGCAAGTCTAAAACAGACTTTTGTCGAGTTGTATGATAGTATGTCTGATCAATGTAATGAGTCCTTCCCTGGTTTCATGGAGACTGCGTTTCATTGTCCTCGTAGCAAAGGTGAGATAATCAAAGGTGGTAGAGAAGTTTGTGGTGACAGAGGGTTGTTCATCACTAAGAAAAGATATGCCATCAACATCTATGACAACGAAGGCAAACGCACTGATGCTAATGGCAAGATGTATGTCAAGGCGATGGGACTTGATCTCAAACGAGCAGACACGCCTAAGTATGTACAAGAGTTTCTATCAGAAGTGTTAGAAATGGTTCTGGCAGGTAAGGGTCGAGAGGATGTTATTGAGAAAGTCAAAGAGTTCAAACATATATTAGGTAGGCAGGATTCTTGGACAAAAGGATCTCCTAAAGGCGTAAACAAACTGACTCATTATACTCAGTTAGAACAGAAATCAAAGACAGGTCGTCACAACATGCCTGGTCATGTAAGAGCGGCGATGAACTGGAACACACTCAAAAGAGT